TTACCTACAATGATAACCGCACTCGATGAGTTAGCCGCTTGTAGTATTTCTTCAACTGAATCCGTGATAAGTCTTTGTGATGGTTGGATGACTTGCTCATCAAATATCTTGAGAGCCGTTTCCATTTCATCCTTATTTGAACCCAGTCCACCGCCCTCACGAATACCAAAAAGAAGTGGAGAAGTGACACGGTGCGCAATCATTATGTGTCGAGTGCAAGTGTCCTCTAAATATTGATATTGTTTGTCTGCGTCTGTGATTGGAAATGGAGTGAATTCCGCTGCTCTATCTCTGTTCTCATTGAACATAAGAATGAACTTTCCTGCATTGACTGCTCCGCTAATATTTCTTTCAATGTCATTGCGTACAATGTCCATTTCTTCCTGCGTCTCTGGCACTCCATTGTTCATCGAAACAACCATCGAAGGGAATAGGCCGTTCTGAATATTGTTAACGTGAAAGAGTGCTATCTGTCTGCTCAACTCAATATAGTTAAGTGACGAAATGTAGTCGGGCTTTCCGTAATAGTTAGCCGTTGAACTGTTCTTGAAACAGAAGTATGCTTGTCTTGGACTATCTTTCTTGTTAGCTTCTGAATATAGCGGAATGAATCTAGGTGCGTTTCTTTTGCGCTTTAAATTTGCCCAATCGTTAGAATACCATACACCGTTTATATCTCCATTCTCGCGGTTGATTCCTATTCTACAATTCTCAAACGGCAAATGTTCAACAGATGACAACTCACCGCCCAATGTCCACAACACCTGCCAAAAGAAACCACCGTGAAGTTCTAGATCAATAGCAGTATTGTCTGTCAACCTATCAAATCCAAGTGACTTAATGAGCGAAGCAGTACCAACATCTTTCGAAGTGATGCCCTTACCTGCAATCATTTGAGAGATTGAACGTATTAACGAACCGTGTACTGGCGATTGGTCTGCAAGTTCGATGCAATATTGCGGAAATCCGTTTCTATCGCCATAGTCAACCCATCCTTTTGAGGATTCTTTTTCATCGCTTGACACTTGCGTGTAGTTAGATGAAAGCTTGATTGATGTGGTGTTATTAATCAATGATGATATCATTTGCTGATGTTGTTTCGATAACGTCATAATATGAACCGCTATCTGTAAGTTCTAAATATCCAATCTCCACAGTGCCTACTACCGAAGCATCTTCTTCATCTGTATTTGTGGACGAATTTTGTCCATAAACGACATACCTATATCTACCTGCTTGTGTAAGTGTAACAGTTGTAACTACGATTCGAGTGTATCCGCTGCCATCTGTAACGATAGTGGGAACTTGGTTCAACTTGTCTCCAGTCTCACTATTTTCTTCTCTGATAATCGAGAGCATATAATGCGTAAAGTCAGGCAATGTATAACGCCCTTCGTAAAGTGACAGATACAATGTCTGACTTGCAGTATTCGGTAAAAGATATACCATATAAAAGACAATATAAAGTAGCGGATAAATCTCTCAATTCATCCGCTACTAATTTAAGAATTAATCCTCAATCGTGATAGTGCCAAAAGTAGCATTATCAAAAGGAACTGAAGTATAAGACTCCAATCTAGGAGCGCGATACTTATCCTCAGCAGTCAAGACCAAAGTGTAACCATTCAAGTCACCTTTTGCCGCACCCGTTGAGCCGTTTCCACCGCTTACAAGTACACCTTCCTGCACACCTACCATCCAAATATTTCCGTTTGAATCTTCAACGAAAACAACCCAACGACCATAAGCCATATTTTGAAGCTCTTGCTGCTTAGCTTGAGTAAGTTCTTTCAATGACGCATTGATAGTTGATGTCCAAAACACAGAACCCGTATCAAGGTTTGCAGTTGTTTCTTCAACCCAGTTGCCCGTGTTACGGTGTGGTACATATTTGTAGATAGTCATTGTAGGCAATACCTCAACTTGTCCGCTAGTAATATCGTAAGCAACACCTGCCACTACATCTTCCCAATCAGCAAAATAAAGAGCCTTCACTCCACCGATTGTATCGTTACATCCAAGACCAAATCCTCTAGTTAAATTACACATAGTATTTTTTTTTTAATAAAAAAACGGATGGGTGTTTAACGCCCACCCGTTCTTTAAGTTATTATTTCAATTATGGATTAACGTAACCCAAAGCGATGTCCGCACCGAAACCGATAGCAGTACCTGCTCTGTAACGCATTGCGATTCTTACGTTATCTGAACCGTCAGTCATTGACATATCAATCACTTTCGCCTCGTTCAAGTCGCTCAATAGATCAGTACCGAAGAACAAATTGTCAGCTTCAGCAGCGACCATTGTTGCATCTGGAATACCTGGGCAAACATAGATTTCATATCCATCAATAAGCACTGGTGCTTCGCCCGTTGCGTTGTATGTGAACTGATAACCTAAAGTATTGATTGCTTGACGGTAGAACTGCGCAGTTTTGCGGTTAACGTAAAGCTTCACAGTATCTGTCTTTCCAATCAATGTTGATGGCAAAGCAGCAAGTACTGATTGCATTTGCGCGATAACTGTTGATGCAGTTGTAGCAGCAGCGAAGTCAACGTCAGGAGTACCTGATTTTGCGTTATCAATCAAGCGAAGAAGACCAGTGAAAGCGGTGTAAGTTGGTGTTGCGTTAGATGACGCAGCATCAAAGTTACCCTGCCACAAGTTGAACTCGATAGCCTCTCCAACTTTTGCAGCAATGTGAGCCAACATAAAGTCAGCGAACTCAACTGGCACTTGGTCATTGATGAATCCTGCACCCGTGTTGTATGCTTCCCAATCTTGAACGAATTGCTTTTTGCAAAGTTCAACATTAGTGTTCAAGTCAGTAGTTGTAAGTACTGTTTCCGCTAGAGTAACAGAACCTGCGACTGTGAAATCACAAGTAGCAGCAACAACCAATCCACTTGATGAAAGTTTCTTGATAACCGCTTTGTACTTTACGTTTTCTTTGATAGCGATGTAGCCATTTGCTAGAGTATCGCCCGATAGAATAGCAGCTTGGATATACGGAAGTGCTAATTCACCTGCGTATGAAGAACTGCTAATAGTTAATGATGTAGCCATTTCTTATTATTTTTTTAGTGACATAATCTTGTTTAGGATTCTGTCGTTTTTAGTTTGTTTTTTTGAAAAATTTACTGCTGAGATTTCAGCCGCAGGTGTTTCACTTTTGATAGATACTGCCCCTGCTTTTTTTGACAATTCAGTAGCCTTAGCCGTTGCGATAGTAAGGTCAGTTTTCACTGCGCTTAGTTCTTCTGTAACTGCTGACAACTGCGTGTCGCGTTCTGCTAGTTGATTCTTAATTGAAGTCAACTGCTCATCCATTGCTGCGATAACCGCTGCGATGTCTGCACTCATTTCTTCTTCTGCTACTTCCGCTTCTTTCATTTCAGTAATGAAGCCGCCAACAGTAACTACAACTGAACCGTTGTCAAGCGTATGCTCTCCATCTGGCGCAGGTTGTGGGTTACCTTCAGCATCGATAACGTAAAGTTCTGCTCCTACTTCAAATGAGTCACTAGGTGTCGCCACCAAAGTACCATCTGCAAGAGTTCCCTCCATCGACATCTTAACTTCAACTACTTCAGAAAGCGAAATGTTTTTGATGTTGTGCTTCTTTAGAATAGCACTCAATGTTTCTATTACTTTCATTTTGTATATTGATTTACACTGGATAATATATCGAGCGAAAACCATTAGACAAATATTTATTAACAGTAAAAGAAAAGCCCGTCACTCATTAGCAACGGGCTTCCCTAACCTTAACAAAAACACATTAACACAATGAACACAAAACACAATAATCTTATAGCGAAGATAGGTAGTTATCTATTTCATTCGCCCAATTTTCTCTTATTTCTCCGCGTGACATTTCAACACCCACTTCATTAAAGAATCCTTCAATCGAGAATCCTTTAATCTTGCCCTCTTTTACCTGCTGCCACACTTCTTCATTGTCAACTTTTACGCCAACGAACCACGTGCCAACTGGCAATTCAAAACCAAGTGCTACCGACTTATCACTCTCACCTTCTTTCAACCACGATTCGACAACAGTCAATCCAGTCACGGCAAAAGTATGTTCTACCGTGTGGTTGTGTTGCAGATTCTTTAGCAAGAAATTGTGCGCTACCTTCTCAATTAACTTGGATGTGAACTGAGCGTAGTATGGTGTTCCGTCACCGTCTTCACGGTAGATCAATTTATCGGGAATCAATGCCGCACCGTAAACCATCTTTCTTTCTTCTTGGATATCGGATAGCTTAACTTTTTTCTCTTTGGATAACGCGATAAAGTCTACTTCGATAGCAGGAAATTCAACTAGTGAAATAGCTTGGACACCTAAGAAACCTTCCTCATCAATGTCGTATTGTCTAACTTCTTTTTTCATTATAATACTGTTTGGTCTTTTACTTTTTGATTTGCTTCCATTGCAGAAGATACGTTGCTACTTAGTACGTATGCTTGAACTGCTCCAGTTTGCGCTGGTCTATTATTCAAGAACGATGTATTGAGTGGATTGAAAGCAGGAGTAACAGAAGTCATTGAACCACCACCACCACCGCCACCAAGTGAACCACCACCACCACCACTTGCACCACCACCACCACCCGAACCACCTCCGTTAAATTGCGTCTTGGCAATCTTCGCCACGTTGGCAAGACCTCCTGCGATAGCAAGACCTGCTGCTATTTGTCCGCGAACTATTGACGATGGGTCAAGTGGAATTATTTGAGAAGCATAAGCTTTCTGTGCAGATAAATAAGTAGTGATAAGTGTTTGTGCTATTGACGCTGCCTTGTTTACTGCAA